AGCCGGACGGCTTCCAATGTGCGATGATCAAAGCTGCGGCCATCTCGTTTCATGCCATCGCTATAGCACGAAGTGTAGTTACGTACAATGGGAATGTCGCCCTAATTACCGACTGGTGAGTAATAATGCTGACTATCTGATCTGCGTCGACCGCAACTCGCGTGATCATGAATGATGCAACCAGCACGGTCCTACGCGACTAAGCGCAGATCTCGTGCGAGGCTAAACACCACAAAAGGCGACGGACGGTGACGAGTTGGTAATGCCTTGGGACCAGGCGCGTTGCAACCTGTCGGATTGGGCGGAGACAGCCATTCGCGGCTACGGACAGAAACCAGCAACGCACCATCGCCTGCTGATGGACGAGCTAGAGGCGCTGAGCCGCGGGGATACAGATCGGCTGATGGTGCAGATGCCGCCGGGATCGGCGAAATCAACCTATGCTTCAATCCTTTTCCCGGCTTGGTGGTTCGCACGGCATCCACGAGACTCAATCATTGCGGCTTCGCATACGGCAGGTCTTGCCACATATTTCGGGCGTCACGCCCGCTCCATCATAGCCGACGAGGCACATTCATTAGGATATGGCATAGTGAACCGTGACCGCGCCAACTCGCATTGGTCCACCTCGTCGGGCGGCGAATACTTCGCGGTCGGAATTCGCGGTGCGATGATCGGGCGTCGGGCCGACCTCGCGATCATCGACGATCCGGTCAAATCACAAGCCGAGGCCGACAGTCCCGTCCATCGGGATCACGTCTGGGACTGGTATCGCTGTGACATGATTCCGCGCCTGAAGCCAAAAGCGCGCATTGTCCTGATCATGACGCGTTGGCACCAGGATGACCTCTGTGGCCGCCTGTTGGCGCAAGATCCAGGTGAATGGCGTTGCTTGCACCTACCCGCATTAGCAGAGGACGGAGATGAATTGAACCGCTCTCCTGGCGAACCCCTCTGGCCCGAATGGGAGGATGTCCAAGCCCTCCTGCGCCGCCGCATGACTGTCGGCGAACGCGCATGGTTGGCGCAGTTCCAGCAGTCACCGCGGCCGAACTCAGGGTCGTTGTTCAAAATCGCTTGCCTGGAATATATCGACGCGCTGCCGCCAGGGCCAATGGGGCCCGTCGTGCGCGCTTGGGATCTCGCTGCCACTGCTACTACGGGTGGTAATGATCCAGACTGGACCGTCGGGCTCAAGCTAACGCGACACGGCTCGGGACGATACACTGTGCTGGATGTCGTGCGATTACGCGGAAGTCCGCGCGAAGTGGAGGAAAGCATCACTACAGCCGCACGTGCTGACGGGCGCGGCGTTATTATCGGTCTGCCTGAGGACCCAGGTCAAGCCGGCAAGAGTCAGACCGCCTACCTTACCAACCGGCTCGCCGGCTATCACGTGATCCGGTCGCGCGAAACCGGTGCTAAAGCGACGCGAGCAGCACCAGTCGCCTCGCAAATTGACGCCGGCAACATCACCCTCTTCCGTGCCAACTGGAACCACGCATTTATAGAAGAGCTGCGTGACTTCCCGTATGGCCGCAAAGATGATCAGGTCGACGCGCTGTCGCACGCCTTCGGTATGCTACTGGATATCGGCGCCCCGGCGCGGGCCGTCGCGGTCCCATATATGGAACGGTAATCCAGAAAACGACACCTAACGCCTTGACGTTAGATATAAGGCCGCAATGTTCGACACAATCTGCAATTTGATCCCGAGGGATCCCGACTATTCGCCCCGCACGCGAATACTGGATATTCTTCATCGGGTGCTTGACGGAACCCTTTACGACGTCTTGCCGTATGAGTTCCATGAAGAGCGCAGTGTGGGAGGTGATTATATACCTTTGCGCAACCGTCGACCAAGCGTGCGCTACGGCTTGGCTCGGGTTGTCGTCGAAGACAGCGTCTCTCTGTTGTTCAGTGAGGGTCACTTTCCAACTATCGACTGCGCAGATCCCACTGTGCAATCAGTTCTCTCGGACATTACCAAAGACGCACGCCTCAACCAGGTCATGACCGAGGCAGCGATCCGTGGCTCGGTCGGCTCCGTTGCAGTTCTCATGCGGGTTCTCCGTGGACGCGTATTCTTTCAGGTCTTGGATACTACATATCTTGCGCCAGTCTGGGATCCCGAGGTGCCGGATTCTCTCTCAAGCGTCACCGAGCGATACAAGGTTACTGGACAAAGACTTATCGAAAGCGGCTACGAAGTCTCCGACCCTAATGGCGACTATTGGTTTGAGCGTCAGTGGGACTCCGAGTATGAGACATGGTTCATTCCACTTTCCGTCGGTAGTACCGGATTACCCGAAGTAGATGTGGGGCGCAGCGTCAGACATGGCTTACATTTCGTACCGATGGTGTGGGTACGGAACCTACCGGGCGGCTCTGCAACCCACGACCCTAACGATGGCGCCTGCACGTTTCGGGCGGCGGTAGAGATACAAATCGAGATCGATTATCAACTCAGTCAGGCGGGTCGCGGCTTGAAATACAGCAGCGACCCGACGCTGCTGATCAAGGAGCCGGCGACCAGTGATGGTCAGATAGTGAAGGGCGCGGGCAATGCGCTTGTGGTGAGCGAAAAGGGCGATGCACGATTACTCGAGATAGGTGGCACAGCATCGGCCGCAGTCATGGAATACGTTCGAACTCTGCGCGAGCTTGCGCTGGAGAGCGTGCATGGAAACCGAGCCAATGCCGATCGCCTAACGGCGGCCCAATCCGGACGGGCCCTAGAGTTGATGAATCAGGGCTTGTTGTGGCTCGCCGACAATTTGCGCGTGAGTTACGGTGAAATGGCACTGCTTTGCCTTGCAAGGATGGTCCTGCGCGCGTCGCAAGTCTATCCGCTGCGTGTAATGGAAAAGGACGTGCCATCCCTCGATACATCCGCGCGCCTGTCCATCAAGTGGCCGCGCTGGTATCCGCCCACGGCTGATGACCGCCAGAAAGACGCACAGACCCTGACAACCCTTGTCACAGCCGCCCTGATCAGCCGAGAAACAGCAGTAAAAGCCATCGCCGATACATTCGACATCGAGGATGTACCCGGCGAGTTGGTTGGTATCACAGCGGATCAAAACACCGGGACAAACCGATGACAGAAAATGTGCCATTGAGCGAGCATGCCGACGACCCCGTTGACGACCTGCGTACTCGTGCCGAGCTCCTTGAACGTAAATTGAATGAATTCCAGCAGCGCTCGGACACGCGTTTGGTCCGCGCCGAGATGAAAGTCGAAGCCATTCGTGCGGGAATGATAGACCTAGATGGCCTGAGCCTGCTGGATCTCTCTGCGATAAAGCTTAATGAAAGTGGGGAGATTGACGACGCTCCCGGATTAATGGCGCGATTTAAGAAGGCCAAACCTTGGCTATTCGGGACGCCGTCATCGTCCAGCACCCAGAGTGCGCCCGCGGTGCAGCCGCCGCGTCAGAAGCATGCAACCGAAATGACAAACGCGGAGTACGCTGTTGCTCGTGCGGCGCTGTTGAAGCAGCGTTATTAGGATCACTACGCCACTTCTTCCTAGTAGATAAAGGGACCTTCTATGGGGATTCAGAATTTTCCGACGGCTTTGCAACCGATCATTCAACAGGGCTTTCTGGAACGCGAATTTGAGCAGGCGCTCCGCTCGCGTCTCGGCTACCGGGCATGCGCAGATCGAGAATCCTTCGCCGTGGGAATTGGCGAAACGCTCACAAAGACACGGGCTGGGCTAAAGCCGACGATGACAACACCGCTGGCGCCGGCCAGCAACACGAATTTCGACAACGGCATGAACCCGACCCTCTCGCAATGGAGTGTCGAGCAATACACGATCACAATAAACCACTACGCAGCAACGACCGACCTTAATATGGTGACCGCCCGGGTCGGTATCGCCTCGCAGTTCCTGCAGAATGCCTATGTAAACGGCGAACAGGCGGCACGCAGCCTGGATGAGTTGGCTCGAAATGCTCTTTTCAACGCGTACTTTGGCGGAAACACACGCGTGCGCACTGGCTGCACACTTAGCAACGCTGGGCCAGCAGTGTCAGTGGACGACATCCGGGGTTTTCAGACTAATTTTGTCAACGGCGTGCAGCAGTCAGTCAGCATCTCGAATACCCTCACGGTAAATGTTGGCGTGGACGCGTATACGCTGATTGGAGCGACGGCGGACTCACAGAATTACTCCACTGCACCGAATGGGATATCCGGTGTATTGACATTTTCGAGTAATGTCTCCGTCAGCGACGGCACCGCTGGCAACACCGTAACCGCGACGAACGCTTGCGTGATTGTTCGACCGTCGCAGCGCGCCAATACGTCGCTGATCGTCGCGACCGATACGCTGGCGATGTCCAACCTGCTCGACGCCGTCTCAAAGCTGCGCATGAACGCAGTCCCGGAAATTGATGGCTCTTACAACTGTTATCTTGATCCTGTTTCCGCACGTCAACTATTTGCCGATCCCGATTTTAAGCAGCTTTTCCAGGGCGCAACGTCAGCCAATCAGGTGTTCCGCCAGGGCATGACGAATGATTTCCTGGGTCTGAGGTTCATGCCTACCACCGAGGCATTCGTGCAGCCGCACCCCACGCTCGCGGGCCTCATGGTGCGACGGCCGATCATTTGTGGCCAGGGCGCGCTGGTTGAAGGCGACTTTGCCGGCATGGCTGCGGATGACGTGGCTCCCAAGGATTCGATCGTCGTCGTGGTGGACGGTGTGGCTATGGTGACGCGCGAACCGATCGACAGACTACAACAGATCATCGCCCAGTCCTGGTACTGGATGGGTGGGTTCTGCGCCCCATCCGACACTACGACGAACTCGAGCACGGTCCCTACCGCCACAAACGCGGCTTTCAAGCGTGCAGTAATGGTGGAACATATCGGCTGACACCGACGGGATGACATAAAAATGTCGATCGAAACTACCAGTCCGTTCCGCCCGGCCGGAACGGTCTCGCTACGCGTTGGTATATCATCGGCAGGCATTCAGCTCGCCGGAGACAGTGAGTCCGCTTTGGTAACAAGTCCAACCGCCGCACTAGCCTATATTCAGGTCGGCGGAAACTCATCAATAGCCGCATCATCGGCTGACCTGCTAGTGCCACCGACCTCGCATGCCGTGCCGCCGGTCAACCCCCTGATCACTTACACCGCAGCCATGCTCGCCAGTGATCCTGGCGGTATCCTTTTCACGCGCGGCGATGGATCTGCCTTTTAATGACAATGACCGACGCCGAAAAGACCGATGCTCGCCGCTTTTGCGGCTATCCGGCCTATGGAGCAGCGCCTGTGGGGTTTCAGACCTGGCGCTTCTACCAAGTTTACGGCTTGCTGGAGTTCCGACTCAACAACCTTTCATGCGACGAATTAAGAGTGATAAGGCGCTATCTAGGCACGCTGACCGTGCTCGAGATTGCCATACCCCGATCGGCTGACAATCTTGATACTGATATGGCAGCAGTGTGGACAAGGAACCGCGACGAACCGCGTGATCGGATTCGACTGTTTGACGACTGGCGCCGGCGGCTCTGTGGGTTCCTAGGTGTTCCTCCGGGACCTGCTCTGACCGACTGTGGAATTACACTGGTGGTCTAAGATGGATTCTGGCAGGCTCGAAGACCGCATCCGCTGGGGCCTAAATGTCGCAGCACGAGCGACCGGTGCGGCAACCAGTGCGTACCGGCCGCGAGGGACAGAAAATCCACTTGCGCCACGGAACAGATTTCTCCGTCTTCACGCCGCGTTCGGCGGTCTCGACGGAAAGTTTGCCCGACCAAATGGGTATGGAAACGCATTATGGTGCGGCGTATTCGACGCCGCGTACACGCAGCCCGGCGACTACCTAGTGCAGTACGACGCCACCTGGTTTATTGCTGCGCAGCGGAAGCTTCTGCCCGTTCTATGCGTGCAGACCAATCGGGTGGTTTCATTCACTCGTCCCGCAGCGCAATCAAGCACGGGTGTAAATACGTATGGCGGCGTCACGGCAGCGAATGTCACCCCGCTCATGACCAACTGGCCAGCGAGTGTACTAGTCACTTCGAGAGAAGATCGCCCTCTCGGAAACCTGCCCAACGATACGTCAGCCTCCCTCTGGACGGTGTTGCTGCCCGCCTGCCCAAGGGTCGTTTTGCGGACCGCCGATTTGATGTCGGACGACCTCGGGCACAGTGGTGTCGTCGCAACAACTGAGTTGACTGATCTCGGTTGGCGACTAGCTATAAGACAGGCAACAACCTGATGGCTGACCAGTCGGATGTGGAGAACGCGCTGGTAACACTGGTTGCCACTGCACTATATCCGAACGGGTCGGGATCGCCGAGCCTCCCTGGACCAGATTGTCGCATTTACCGCGGATGGCCAAATTCGGCGGCGCTTGACACAGATCTCGCGGCCGGCGTCATTAATGTCACAATCTTCCCACAAGGAGAGCCGGGCCGCAATACAACGCGATATTCACAACGATGGCAAGGCTGCCCGATACAGCCAACTCTCACCGCATCGGTTTCTGGCGTCTCGGTCACTATTGCGGGCACCGCAAATCCGGGACAACTTGTCGGAATGATGGTCAATAACAGCAGTTACGTGTACCTCACGCAACCTGGCGATACACCGGATTTAGTAGCTGCGAACCTGGCAACTTCTGTTCGCATTGATTGGATCGTCAACCTTTCCGGCGCCACATTGGCAATTCCTGGTGCCACCAGCGTAGTGGCCCGAGTGGTCGCCGAAACGTCAACCATGCAGGAAGTGCGCCGCCAGGAACAATCGTTCCGCATCACATGCTGGTGCCCCACCCCCGCCACTCGCGACGCCTCGGCGTCGGCAATCGATCTGCTGCTTGCTGGTTTTCAGTTCATCATATTGGCCGACGGCTCCCAGGGCCGAATACAATATCACGGCACATTTGTATTTGACCAGTCTCAAGATGCGCTCCTCTATCGCCGCGACCTACTCTACGACGTGGAGTATCCCACCACGATCACGGTTCTGCAGCCTGCCATGCTGTTCGGCGACCTTGTCTTGAACGCTAACACCATCACTGCCTAACCTTGGAGCCATCATGGAAATGCATTTAATCGTTGTGAGAACGTTTGGCAGTTTCTCGCGCGGTGACGTGATTACGGATCCCACACGTATCACCGGTATCCTCGGTGGTGAGAACGCCCATTTTGTTGTGCGGGTGGCCGCGCGGACGCCGGGAGGAGTTTAACAGCAATGCCGATCGTTCAGCAGGGTAGCATCAATACGACGGCACTTGTAGTGCCGGACCTTTACGTACAGATAGTCCCACCACAGAACCTAGTCCTGAACGGCGTTCCAACGAATGTGGTGGGGGTCGTCGGCACAGCCTCCTGGGGATCGGTTGGGCAGCCCGTTATCGTCGCAACTATGTCTGATTATGCGCAGAGTTTCGGTCCGATTATTGCGCGTAAATATGATATGGGAACCCAAGTTGCTACAGCGGTGCAACAGGGAGCCCAGAATTTTCGTTGTGTTCGCGCGACCGACGGAACCGACACAGCTGCACAGGTAGTTGTTCCGGGAACGACCGCGACCCTCACGGCACTATACACGGGGTCGCTAGGCAACAACGTCAGCCTGACGCTGCAACCCGGTTCGGCAGCGAACACGTGGCGACTGGTGGCGGCGTTGCCCGGATTGCAGCCAGAGGTCTATGACAATATCGGCGGCACTGGGGCGCCGTTCTGGATTGCCCTCGCGACGGCAATCAACCAGGGCCAAGGTCCGCAGCGTGGACCTTCGCAGCTTGTGGTCGCCAGTGCCGGTGGCACCACGGTCCCTCCCACGGCCTTCGCTACGACACTTGGCGCGAGCACGCCGGGGTCCGATGGAGCATCCGGTGTCTCGGCCATGCAATTGGTCGGGACGGACATCCCTCCCCGCACTGGAATGTACGCCCTGACAGGCCAGGGCTGCGGTATCGCTGTTCTAGCCGACTCGGACGATCCGACTCAGTGGACGACCCAGGCTGCGTTCGGTCTCCAGGAGGGCGTCTATATGATCCTGACGGGCCCGGCTGGCGACACAATCCAGAACGCGGTCACCGTAATGCAGCAGGCCGGCCTCGACAGCTATTCCGCAAAGTTGATGTTCGGCGACTGGATCTGGTGGTCCGACCAGGTAAACAGCACGATCAGGCTGGTTTCTCCACAAGGGTTTGTCGCTGGCCGGCTCGCAAACCTGTCGCCGGAGCAATCGAGCCTGAATAAGCAGATTTATTGCGTTATCGGTAGCCAGATGTCCGGGACGCCAGGATCTGGTCAAAGCACATCCTACTCCGCGGCGGACCTCGCAGTGCTGTTCGGTGCGGGGATCGACGTGATATGCAACCCGCAGCCTGGCGGCAGCTACTGGGGGGTTCGCGGGGGATTCAACTCGTCGTCGAATTCGGCAATCGACGGTGACAACTATACGCGGCTTACCAACTACATTGCGGCTACCCTTGCCGCGGGAATGGGTCAATATGTAGGGCAGGTCATCAACGCAGACCTCTTCCTCAGTATTCGGTCCTGCCAGCTTTCGTTCCTGCAAAACATGCTCAGCCAGGGTCTACTTGGCAGCACTGACGGAAGTCTACCGTTCAGCGTGATTTGTGATACATCGAACAATCCAGCGAGCAGGACTGGTCTCGGCTATGTCCAATCGGACGCGCAGGTGCAATACCAATCCATCAATGAGATGTTCATCGTCAACGTGGAAGGAGGTCAGACAGTCCAGGTGTCCGTCCAGACCCTCCCCAGCGGGCAGGCGACCTAACGAGGTAACCCTATGTCATATACAGCGTTCTCTGTTGGTCGCGACACTCAGCTAGTCGTGATGGGGCCGAACGGGCGCATGGATCTGGAGCATGTTACCGCCTTCGAAAGTCGACAACTCACTCAATCGGTACGTGTCAGCCGATTGGATGGAACCCAGTTAGGTACCGAGCTACCTAAGGGTTGGGAAGGCAGCTTCGAGCTCGAGCGCGGGAATTCGGTAGTCGAAGACTTCATTGCGGCAACCGAGCAGACATATTTTAACGGCGGGAGTGCTAGCTCGATCACTATGTATCAGTACATAAGCGAGACAGACGGGTCGATTTCGACATACCAGTACGCCGGTGTTACCTTCAAACTGGTCAACGCGGGGATCTGGAAGGGCGAAAGCAGCGTCAAGCAGAAGCTCGAATTCTTCGGCGTCAGTAGGAGCCGCATCTGATGACCCCCTCCGCGAAGATCATCGCTGAGGCGGCCGAAGCACCCTCGGTTGTAGACGGACTGGGGCGACGCCTCACACTTCGGCGTTTGACGGCGTTGGATAAGCTGCGGCTATTCAAGGCTGCCGGTCCAGAACTTGCTCTCAACCAACCCTGGCTCGCGATGGCGATCTTAGCAAGTTCGGTGATTTCTATAGATGACATACCAATACCGTCACCCTCCAATGAAACCCAAATAGAGATGCTGATCAGTCGGCTGGACGACAGCGGGATCGAGGCGATCGCTCAGGCTTTGGAGCCGCACTTTGACGGCAACAAGGTTGAGCAGGTGGCAAGCGCGGGAAACTTATCCGGCACTCCGAGCTGATCGACTGCTTATACCTGGTCAGAAACGGAGTGCCGTTCGACGTTGCCTTTTCGCTACCATCGGACGAACGCATGGCGTACTTGGTTGCATTTGGTATCTTGGATGGCCGAGAGTTCGATTGGCAAACGCTGCAGTGGAGATACCCGGCATGACATTACAGTCTTCGTGCTACCGCTGATAATGTCCTGCCATGACCGACACATCCAAGCTTGGCTCAACGCTTGTCCGTGATGGTAGTGTCTCCAGGCCGCGGGTCGCGGCAGGTGGCCTGCTTGATATACTTGATCGGGTAATCAGTCAGTCGTCAATTCAATTGACAAGATTGCTGCGGATCGCCAGTGGTACCTTCGCTTTCAATGTCGGCCGCCGATCGATGACCCGACAGGCTAATATGCCACACCGAACACGCTTACCGACGCGCACATTAAATACTACACAGACCCTGCCCCTCCCGGCAGTACACCAGAAGTCTCCCAAGCCGATTTCTTTGGCCGACTTCTACCGACCGCCAATGTCGGTGCCAGTTAAAGTCGTGCCTCCGTTCCAACCGTCAGTTACTTCGCTTCTGTTCACGCCGTTGGCAATACCAGAGAGCTATATCGCGATCAGGCCTCGTCGAGTAAGTGGACCCGGCGGCAGCCAGACTGTCGCAGCCGCGTATTTTCAACCTAACCAAACTCGTGGGACGCGGCCCAACTCTCCGGCTGTCAATACACGACGCCTCGAATCATGGCTCACGGGCCTCTCCTCGATCTACGGGACACTTCCATCTTCGTACGGCCGTCGATCTTCATCGAAAACCGAGCACGGCACTCCTGACGCCACGCTCGGCTATCAGCAGGCTAATCACCAAACATACAATATTGCAAAGAGGCTCGATCAGGCGCCCACTGCGGCGGTATCGATTGGGCCACGATCCCTGACAGCAGCGGGCCCCTCAACAAGTACAGGGTCAGACGCAGGAAGCCCTTCTCCTGGCAGTTATAATGGAAGAGGGAACAAGTCCGGACAGGGCGAACTCTTGTTGGAAGGTTCCGCGCTTGACCGCTGGCTGACACAAAACCTCAACCAAGCGATCATCCGTCCCCCAACCGGGATCATAGGTATCGACCCGCGAATTACACCAGCGTGGGTCGGATCTTCCTTTGGACCATAAACACCAGGCCCTGTGGACAAACCTGCCGACGGGCAGGCACAACCTCTGGCTCAACGTCACCCGGGACGAGCGGCGACAAAAGAATCAAACCCGCTCGAAAGTTTGGCGGAAAGAATTGCCTTGTGCGATCGCGATTTACATTCTGTTTTTTCGCCGCGGGATTGCCGTGGCTTGGGGCAATGTGATTCGAGACCGAGCTCTCTGCACGGAGGTCGGTTGTGATCCGCGGTCTGACGACAGACGAAGAGTGGGCGATTATCGTGGCCTTCCCGACAACCCCTCGCTTTATGGCGGCCGTCCACCGGCCAACCACCGGCGGGTCATGGACGGCATACTATGGGTCTGCCGCACTGGCGCACCATGGCGCGACCTGCCTGACGTGTTTGGCTACTGGAATTCTGTCTGGCGGCAGTTCCGCCGTTGGTGCGAGTCGGGTGTATGGGACACTCTCTTGCAGGGCCTTGCGGATCACGACGGCACGCTGGATGCGTTGCAGATGGTCGACAGCACCATCATTCGGGCGCATCGCTGCGCCGCCGACGGAAAGGCTGAGTTCGACTACAGGCACTCGGCCGCTCTCGCGGCGGGTTCACCACCAAGATCCATCTCCGCTGCAACGCGGTGGTCTGCCCATTGCAGTCGAACTGACCGAGGGCGAGGCCCATGATGTCACGGCCTATGGTGCCTTGATGGAGCAGCGGGACAGCGATCCCGGTGTGATGCTCGCGGACAAGGGCTGCGACAGCGACGCAATCCGCCATGATCTGCGGGATCGTGGCACGGCGCCCGGGATCTCAACCAAGAGCAATCGCAAGGTGCAGCACTCAGTCAGCAAGCCGCTCTATGCCCTACGGTCGCGCATCGAGTACTTCATCGGTCATCTCAAGGAGCAGCGCCGTATCGCTACGCACTACGACAAGACCCTAAGCGCCTTCCTGGGATTTGTCTCGCTCGGATGCTTTCGAGTCTGAATGAGGTTTGTCCACAGGGCCTAGCACGTCGCCGCGGGAATTCTCACGAAAATGGCGGTGGATCATGCCATGGTTACCTGCCTCGGCTATTATTAATCATCCCACAATAATTGCCATACACGCGGCTATGTGCTGACGTGCATGCTTATGAAGCACCGATGCCCGTGCGTTGGATCATGTGACGCTGAGCGAGCTTCGCAAGCGTGGCGTCGCAGCGGTGCAATCGGGCGAAAGCCCAGCCCGGGTTGCGGCGGCATTGGGTGTCAATTTGCGCAGCGTGTTACGCTGGCTGGCGGAGTATCGGCGTGGCGGCTGGGATCATCTGGACGCACGCAAGCGTGGCGGCAGGCCACCCAAGCTCGACGGCAAAGCGATGCGCTGGATCTACAATGCAGCGGCTAATAAGAACCCGCAGCAGCTGAAGTTTCCGTTTGCGCTGTGGACCGTGGCGATCGTGCAGACACTGATCGCCGAGCGCTTCGAGGTGCAGTTGAGCCACAGCTCGGTGTGCCGTCTTCTGCATCAACTCGGGCTGAGTGCGCAGCGTCCACTGTGGCGGGCGTATCAGCAGAACCCCGAGGCGATGAAGCGCTGGTTGGAGAAGGACTATCCCGCCATGCGGCGCCGCGCAAAGCGTGAGGGAGCGACAGTCTTCTTTGCTGACGAGGCTGGCATGCGCTCGGACTATCACAGCGGTACAACCTGGTGCCGACGGGGGCAAACACCAGTGTCCAGTACCGGCGCACGGTTTGGCGCCAATCTGATCTCAGCGGTCAGCGCTCAGGGGCAGCTCCGCTTCATGCTGACCAAGGGGCGGGTAACCGCCACGGTGTTCATAGAGCTCCTCAAACGGTTGCAGGTCAACGCAGAAGCGCCGATCTTCGCGGTCGCGGACGGACATCCGACGCATCGGGCAAAGTCAGTCGGCCGGTTCGTAGCAGCGCAGGTGGGACGGTTGGCGCTGTTCCTGCTGCCACCCTACTCGCCCGAGCTGAACCATGATGAGTTCGTATGGAACGATCTAAAGGCGCACGGCACAAGGCGCAAGCCGATCACCCCACTGAGCCAACTGCGGCAGATGATCGTCTCGCGCATGCGGCAACTGCAAAAGCTACACGCTCTGGTGCGCAGCTTCTTCCACGCCCCAACCACTCGCTATGCGCGCGCCTGATGGCAATTATTATGGGATCGTCGATAACACGATGTAAGTTGTCCTCGCTCTGCCCGAAAAGGCAGTAGAAGATTGACGTTTGCGGGGGTATGTCCTGGCTACGCACTGATGAAATTCGGGGCGTGAGCCGCCAAAGCACACGCGCATGGAGTTCCATTGATGGACGAGCACCAAAGCCCGGACCACAACAAGCGGTGTGAAAATACCACATTGTTGTCATTCCGAAGTACCAAAGAAAGACATTGTACGTCCGGTCGCGGCAATACCTTGGGAAGGTATTCCGCAACTGGTCGGGTATAAGGAGAGCCAGATCGAGAGGGGGCATTTGATGTCCGACCACGTTCACTTGATGATCTCGGTTGCATAGAAGTACGCCGTTTCGCAAGAAATTGGCTCCACGACGGGAAAGAGCGCGATACACCTGGTACGGGTGTAAGCAGAAAACTCGCAAGGTTTCGCTAGTCAAAGCATTTGCGCGAGAATATTTCGTATCGCCTGTTGGCCGTGACGAAGCGGCAATCCGCAACTGCATTCGGAATCAGGAAGAAGAGGACGAGAGTTAGAGCAAATGAACCTCTGGCCGTAGGCTCGGAACCCAATTTTTCCTTGCCCCGGCTCGGGCGGGTCGGATTCAAGCTCCTTGGTTGAGAGGAGCGCACCGATGGCCGACGAATTCTGGATGAGCGACCGGCAGTGGGCGGTGTTGGAGC